CTACTTTAAACAACGTAGAGGCGGGTATTACTAATGGCAGTTAGGCTACCAGATAAATATAGGCCAGAGGCAGACCCTCCATACCCCGAAGGGGAAGACCCCACCGCGTATCGTTTATCAGAAATCGGGGGTAAGAAAGAATGGGTAAAGAAATCGCAACAGGGGTTTTTAGGCCCAGTTAAGAATTTAGTTGATGGTAGCACCATGACCGAGTTTTCCACTGACATGGAAACAGATCAAGGAAGGATAATGATACCGTCAATGGTTCCTACGTTGTCTCAGGAAGAAATAGAACATATGCGGCGTAAGAAAGGCGGCGAGGGTTGGAACCGTAACGATCCTGTTGAAGAGAGTATACTTAGGAAAGCTAGAGCACACGCTATGGATCGTTTGAAAAGGGGTATGGACCCTTTTTATCAGGATGGGGAAGAATTTGAAATGCCAGAGAGCTACCGCGAAGGCGGGCGTGTAAAGTTAATTTGAGGATATAACTATGGCGATTGAGAAAGGATTATATGCAGCACCTGATGGATTAGAGGGTGAGTTGCTGTCTGGAGAAGAACAAGAGTTAGAGATTGAGATTGTCAACCCCGAGATGGTGACGCTCGATGATGGTAGTGTTGAGATCACCATAATCCCCGGTACAGAGCAAGATGAGGAAATGTCATTCGACATGAATCTGGCTGATGTGCTGGATGAGAGTGATTTAAATGATTTGTCTAAAGAAATACTTGGGTCAGTAGATGCAGACATCGACAGCCGGAAGGATTGGGCAGATACATTTGTTAAAGGGTTAGATGTACTTGGGTTTAAGTACGAGGAAAGAACAGAGCCGTGGGAAGGAGCTTGTGGAGTTTACTCTACGGTCTTAGCAGAAGCAGCCATTCGTTTCCAAGCGGAGACAATGAGTGAGACGTTTCCAGCGGCGGGGCCAGTACGAACTAAAATTCTTGGGGAAGAAACGAAGGACAAGGAAGATGCCGCGTTAAGAGTTAAAGCGGATATGAACTATGAGCTGACTGAGCGCATGGTTGAGTACCGTCCTGAACATGAGCGTCTACTGTATAGCCTTGGTCTGGCAGGATCAGCATTTAAGAAAGTTTATTTTGATCCGAACTTGGGTAGACAGGTTGCGGTTTATATCCCTGCTGAAGATGTGATAATTCCTTACGGAGCGTCAAACATTGAGACAGCAGAGCGTGTCACCCACGTTATGCGTAAGACTAAGAATGATCTTAAGAAGTTACAGGTCAGTGGGTTTTATCGAGATTTTGATCTAGGAGAGCCACAACCGTTCCATACAGATATAGAGAAAGCCAAGGCTGAAGAAGGTGGGTTCTCTCTTACGGATGATGATCGATTCGCTGTCTATGAAATTCATGCAGATCTTATTATTGAAGGTTTGGATGATTCCGAAGACGAGATTGCGAAACCTTACGTTGTTACGATAGAGAGAGGTTCAGGTGAAATATTAGGGCTTCGTAGAAACTGGAGTCCTGATGATAAGCTAACACTTAAGCGTCAGCATTTCGTACATTATGTCTATGTACCCGGATTTGGATTCTATGGTCTTGGTCTAATACATATAATAGGGGGGTACGCGAAAGCGGGAACTTCTCTTATACGGCAGTTGGTGGACGCAGGGACACTTTCTAACCTTCCGGGCGGTTTAAAGGCTCGTGGCTTACGTATTAAAGGGGATGATACCCCGATAGAGCCGGGTGAGTTTAAAGATGTAGATGTCCCGTCAGGAAGTATCCGCGACAACATTATGACGCTTCCTTACAAGGAACCAAGTCAGACTCTACTAGCACTCCTTAATCAGATTACTACAGAAGGTAGACGGTTAGGGGCAATTAGTGACATGAATATCTCTGATATGTCAGCTAATGCGCCGGTTGGTACGACTCTAGCCCTGTTAGAACGCACCCTCAAGCCTATGGCAGCGGTACAGGCACGAGTCCATTACGCGATGAAACAGGAGTTTAAACTCCTTAAAATCATTATGGAGGAGTATGCACCCGCAGAATATGGGTATGAGCCGGTACGAGGGGAAGTTAGCGCCCGACAGGCAGATTACGCGTTAGTAGATGTAATTCCTGTTAGTGATCCGAATAGTTCTACGATGGCACAGCGGGTAGTTCAGTATCAGGCTGTTCTACAAATGTCTCAATCTGCGCCTCAGATATATGATTTGCCGCAGCTACACAGACAGATGATCGAGGTGTTAGGGGTTAAGAACGCAGATAAGCTAGTACCTACGGAGGATGACGCTAATCCTACCGATCCTGTTAGTGAGAATATGGATGCGTTAATTGGTAAACCGATGAAAGCGTTTATCTACCAAGACCATGAAGCGCATATTGGGGCGCATCAAGCGTTTATCCAAGATCCTATGATCGCTCAAACTATGGCGCAGAATCCACAGGCACAGCAGATTATGGCCTCCTTACAGGCGCATATAGCAGAACATCTAGCCTTTAACTATCGTAAACAGATAGAAGAACGTCTCGGTGCTCCACTACCACCCCCTAATCAAGAACTACCGGAAGAGATGGAGGTTAATCTTGCTAGGTTAGTGGCTGATGCAGGTAAACAACTTACACAAATACACCAGCAAGAAGCGGCACAGCAGCAAGCACAGCAGCAAGCACAAGATCCTTTGGTGCAGATGCAGCAAGCCGAGTTGCAGCTTAAAGGTCAAGAAGCGCAACGCAAAGCGCAGAAAGATCAGGCAGATATACAGCTTAAATCAGCGGAACTGGAAAGGAAGACCAAGAAGGATCAAGCAGATGCTGCGGTAGATATGGAACAACTTAAGTTGGACAGGGAAGAGTTGGTTATCGATGCGAAAAAATCAGGCGTGAAAATGGCGGCTGATCGACGTAGAGATAATACCAAATCGGATCTGGACTTACTTAAGGTAATAAATGAGGGTAAAAAAGGTAAAGAATAACTATGGCTAAAACCGTCTTTGACGTGCTTAAAGAAAAAATCGAGGAAGATAAAGCCTCTGCATTAGAATTTCTTGGTGGTGGGGGAGCTAAAGACTACTCCCAGTACTCAGAAGTAACAGGTTTAATTCGGGGTCTACAAACCTGTTTAGGATACATAGATGACCTCTCGCGTAATTATTTGGAAGATGACGATGGCTAAAGCAGCAAAATCAGTGGAGATGATGGNACAGGAACTTGAGGAACAACTACCGAAACCTGTAGGTTATAGAGTGTTAGTAGCACTTCCCAATATCGAAGAAACTTTTGACGGTTCTGACCTGATAAAAGCAAATACGACCAAACACCATGAGTACATTATGTCCATAATAGGGCTTGTAGTGGATATGGGCNATGAGGCTTATGGAGATAAAGAAAGATTCTCCTCTGGGCCGTGGTGTAAACAAGGTGATTATGTTATGTTTCGTGCCAATACAGGTACACGATTTACCGTAGGTGGGCAGGAATACCGTTTAATGAACGATGACTCCATAGAGGCAGTAGTAGCTGATCCTCGTGGTGTACAAAGAGCATAGGAGGTAAAACATGGCATTTCAAAAAGTAGAATATTCATTTCCAGATGACGAAGAGAAAGAATCGGTGAACACAGATATAGAAATAGAAGATTCCGGTGCTGTTGAGGTAGACATTTCAGGTAAGCCCCCTGAAGCAAAAGAAGAACCGGTTGAAGAGGCTGTAGATATAGAGGTGGTAGATGACACCCCTAAAGCAGATCGAAATCGTAGACCTTCAGATCCTCCGACAGACGTTACGGACGAAGAGTTAGAGGAATATTCTGAGAAAGTACGTAATCGTATAAAACATTTTAGTAAAGGTTACCATGATGAACGCCGTGCTAAAGAATCTGCTCAACGAGAGAAAAATGAATTAGAGCGTCTTGCCCAACGGCTTGTTGATGAAAACAAAGAATTGAAGGGTAGCGTAACTAAAAACCAGAACGCGTTATTAGATCAAGCTAAAAAGAATACAACGGTCGAGGTAGAACAAGCAAAGCAAGAATATCGTGTGGCTCACGAGTCAGGTGACACAGAGGGGCTTGTTGAGGCTCAAGAGAAACTAACCGCCGCTAAACTAAAGGCTGATAAACTAGATAATTTTGAAGTACCTACTTTACAGGATGACGGAACTCCTGTACAAATGGATGAATACGACACCCGTACGCCGATGGTCGAAACGGATTTGAAAGCCGAGGCATGGCAAAAAGCTAATCCTTGGTTTGATGAAGACGATGAGATGCGTGGATACGCATATGGGTTGCATACTAAACTCGTTAAAGAAGGAGTTGATCCACGAAGTGATGAATACTATGAGACTATTGATTCTCGTATGCGAACGACATTTCCTGATTACTTTCAGGAAGAACCGGAAGTTG